TTAGGTAATGATCTGTTTATCATCCATTCCCTAATATTTTCACAGGTTAAAACAATCGTATCTAATAATCTGTATATAAAACCGTCAAACATAATTATAATATATCACATTCCGAGCATTTTGTCAAGCGTGGCATAGTCTATGTACTTCACGTTATCTAAATCCCATTCTATTATTTTTTTACTAATAGGATCGTTTCCTATATCAGCCATTGGATTTACCTTATAAAATGTTACATTTTGATTTTCTGCCATTAATAGTCTCCATTGTCTTATCCAATTAACACTTGGTGTTTTGTGTGCCTCTTTTAATCCATAATGTTTTGTATCTTTGTAAACATTATTGAGTTTGCCATTAATACTTTCTAAATCGTGTCCTATCAGAAACAACTCATCAGGTTTTTCATAGTGTACAGCAGCATATCCTGAAGTTGCACCACAAGCCCATCCTCTATCTCTTTGGGTTCCATCATTTTCTATCATAATATCTTTTATTGAAGATACCTTATCGTCTTTTGTTACCCAACTCACGTGTATAGAAGTATGATTAATATTTTTCTTTTCTCGTTCTTTGTTCTTCTTTAAAATCTCTACAACACCTGCTAAGTTTGAACCGTGCATTACAAATTCTTCGCAATCACCACGTTCATTTGAGTTTATTACTTCTTCTTTTTTAATTAATTCGTAATCTTGGTCTGAATAACTTTGACCTGCCCATATTAAATTTTCGTACATTGCACCTGGCATCCTATTCCAATCTCTAAACAAAGTACGATTGTTTTGACAATAACCTGAATTATAAATTTCGTGCATAATACCAGCGTCAACAGCACTTAAATGATCTGGTGTAAAATCTCTATACAGAGCATTACAACCATATATTTTTCCGTGAGGTCTTAATTTTTCTAAATCAAAATCTTTTCTGCTTTCACCGTTACCTATACAAAAAACTTTACCAGCCATATCTCTTCCAAAACTCTCTTATTTTATTATAACTTCTATTAAAACTTTGTGTCAATAGCATATAATTCAATGATCTCTCTTTTATATAATTTTTATCATCCATATAATCAATTACTTTTGATTCTATTTCCTCATCCTTAATTAAAATATATTGTGCAAGAGGTGTTCCTGCTTTTATAAGAGTTTCACCACTTGTATTGTGCCAGAATACAGGTATCGTGCCTACAGCTGCGTGTCCTAAATGAGGTTCTAAAATACCTGAACAAGCTGTAAATCTAAAATCATCTTGGTAAAAAGGATGAATTTGTAATAGTTTATATCCTTTAGGTATTCTAGCAGCCCAAGGTAGATTAAATTTTAATATTTTTTTCATTGTATCTTTTGGCCAATTCTCAAAAAAAGGATACATTGATTGTTCCATATGTGCTGATACAATACCCATACGTTGTTGTTGTGGTGATTGTTGCTCAGGTGATTTAACTGCAAAATTATTACCGTCTGGTGCTACATCAACAATCACGTCTTGGTGTAATCTTATAATATAACCTGAATTGTGAAATAATTGCAAAGCAGGACATTTTGATGTATGTCTTGTTTCCTCTGGTTTAAATTTTTCAAATGCTGGATCTACATACATTTGTTCACCTTTTCTCACTTGTTTTGTTATTGATCCTTCTTTTTTAAAATCTTCAGCAGCTCTTTTAATCCAAGATGGTTTATATTCTGAAGCTTTAATTACAGGCATAATTTTGTCAACACCTGAAGACAAACATATCCATTCTATTTTAGGTTTTTCACTCATTGTAAAAATATCTCCTTCATTGTTAATTTACATTCGGTCATATTATAATTTATAAATGGTTTCATTCTGGCAATCGTATGTGCGATTTTAGGCCACACAACTTTTTCTTCAATTTCTTTATTCCAATTTTTGATAAACGATATGACTTCGTTAAACACGATTGCGGTTTGTAACGATAGTTTCTTTTGAATAAGTAGTCGTAAAAATCTAGGATGTTGTCCGCCAAAACACTCAAAACCATCATTAAAAGAAAGGCGCTTAGCATTAAAGTCATTGCTAATATTAGTGCAATCGTTTCGAAAATGATAACTAAAATTGTCTTTGACTTTTTTATAATTAAGATAAGTTTCTCTTCCATCATTTTGTAATAAATTTCCTACCCACTTTTTGCTATTTTCACTAAAGTTAGCAACAAAGAAATCAAGTATTTCATCTTTGTTATATTTCGTGCTAAGTTTATGAAAAAAATATCTATCATTTCGTTTTGTAAAGGTATCTAATTTGCAATTTACTTTACCATCATATAGTACATAATTGTAATTGGTAGTAAAATGTAATTTAACTCCTAGATATACTTTAAAAACATCAAACCCTCCATACATACTTATACTTGTTTTTTATCTTTTAAAAATTTATACACATAACTTGCTAAAGATACTGTCATTGGATCTTTATCATTACTTTCATTATTGATACCTGGTTCTTCAAACCATTCTTCAACAACACAGTTATTAATTACAGACGAATAACGCCAAGACCTGTAACCAAATCCTTGTCTAGGTTTATTTACTAACATACCCATTGATTTAGTAAACGTACCACATCCATCAGGTATCATCAATACATTTTTAATTAATAAATCATTTGCCCAAGCATTCATTACGTAAGCGTCATTTACAGATACACAGTAAACATCATCATAACCTAATTCTTTAAATTGTTCAAACATATTATCATATCCTGGTAAATGTTTTTGATGACACATAGGTGTAAATGCACCTGGTAATCCAAATAGTATAATCTTCTTATCTTTAAATAACCTTTCGGTTGAAATATCTTTCCATACTAAATTTGGACCATTTTGTATTAAAAATCTAAAATTATGTTCTATTAATTTATGCCCAATTTTCATATTATACTGGTAACATTCCTCCTTTCTTCTCTTTTAACATTCTTAAATTCATTGCTTCATCTTTGATTTTTTCTTTTAATGATTTATTGACCATTGAGTTTACTGTGCCTACGTCAAGGTCATTTGTATCGCAATACCATATAATAGCGTCCATATATGATATACGTTTTTCTTTGACTATTGATTCTATTTTAAGTGAAAATTCTTTGCTGTTCATATTATAATACTATATCACATTTTTACTAATTTGTAAAGGGTGGTTACTACCGCTAGCGTTCACCACCCTTATTACCTTTAGTTAACTAAAGATAATATCTAAATTATAAGAGATAGCATCCATATTAATACAATACTAGGTACAGTACACATTAATATTAAACTTCTATTCTTTCTCCATTTAGACTTAACATTTTTCTTTATACCATATGTGATGGTATCCCATTCTTCACCTGTATATGGCCACATAATTACTTACTTTGACCGTTTAAGTGTGGGTAGAAAGCTTTTATCATATTCTGATATGCTTCTGTAAAAGGTTTAGTATTTTTTAAACCTTCTTCGTACATCTTTTGACCTACTTCTTTAAAAGTAGAAAGACTATCACCAGTAGTTACAAAGTCGTTAAACTTTTTAGCAGTTGCAATTATATCGTCTGCTGATACTGTTGGTGCTTTAAAAGTAGTTACTACTTCATCGCCATCTTTTTTAGATGAAAATTCATAGTTGTTTACTTGTATTTGATAGTTAAACTCAACTAAAGATTTAGCTAAGCCTAATAGATCGCTTCTTATTTCATAAGCGTTTTTTGATGTTGTTGCCATAATTTACTCCTTTTGTTTGTGTTTGTGTGTTATAGCATTCTTATTTATGCCTGTTTCTGTTGCAAGGTACAGGCAAACCCCAGCGACCTAAGCCGCTAGTGCATAACTTTCGTTAGCATTTATAGTTTGATGTTACGACATCAGCGATTTAACTCCAGTTAGTTTTAGTAGCAGTCGAATCTACTCACCCCCTCAAAGCACACATCTATGTGTTTTAAATTGGTGGAGGTGGTGGGTATCGCACCCACGTCCTCACTAGTTATTATCTAACCTTCAACGTCAAATTCTATTTTATTTGTGTGTTGCAATATATTCACAATCTGCTTCTGTAGCCGTTAGACCAACCATTTTATCCCATATCCAAATGTATGAATAGACAACTTTGTCATCTTTAACCATACATTTTTTACCAAAAGATAATCTTGGTTCTTTTATACTACAAGCAGTTATTAATAATCCTGCAATCAAAATACTTAATATTGTTTTCATATACCTTTTTTGTTTTTACCAGTTACTTTACTCTTATCATATGTATGAAACAAAATACAAGTTTCAATGTTACTTGGTATATCTACTGTAACTAATACTTGATCTTTGTTTTCATAATAAGTTACCATATAAACTGGTTCACCATCTGGTTTACTACCTGATCTACCTAAACTGATATGTACAGGTTCAAACCCTTTGTCTTCTATGTACTTATTAACTTCGTCTGCCTCACCACATACTGCTGGTATACTATTCCAATATAACGCATAATGATTTTCATTTACACCGTGTTCAGCATTTGATATGTTTGCAAACGCAATTATACTTAATAATACTATTAATAGTTTTTTCATTCCCTTTAGCCGTTCTAGGTCGCAAGTAGGATATATAAATCACCTTTTAAAATTAGGTCGTACTTACTTTGCCCTTGTTGATGTTTTCATAATATTTATAAAAATTCTGTATAGCATCCCCTAAAGGTTCCATAAAATCTTTTTTGTCTTTCTTATAACAAGCAACTGATCCGTCTTCACCTGCAATTAACACAACAATTTGTTCTATGGGTGTACCGAATATCTCCTCATACATAACTGCATAGGCAGTAGTTTGTAGGAAGTAATTATCTATCCAGCCCTCTTGTCGTTCTTTGTTTGCTGTTTTGAAGTCTATAACTGACAACTT